ACAAAGCCGCGTTTATACAAACGGTTTTTGCTCACAAGTAATCGCTGCCTACAATCCCTTCTGTAAGGAATTTCTGGAAACGGTTTGTAAAAGGCCCTACAGGGGTGGTTATGAGCGGCGATACTTGTGAGCCGCGTTGTACAAACGTTTTTTTCATTGTTCGGCCTACGGCCTCACAAACCATCCTCTGTAAGGAATCTGGAAACGGTTTGTCAGCTGCTTGTAAACGGCCTTACAAGGGGTGGTTATGGTGACAACGACGACGACAGTAAAACACAAATTTTATCTTCTCCTACGTGTGTAACGCCGTTTTCTTTTCCCACGAAGTGTTTTTCTCTTGTATTTGTTTCCACCTGTTTTTATTGGTTCTACCATAAGGATTGCGTTGGTTAATAATTCTACAAATGCATTTTCTGACGGTATAAACCGTAAGTTTGCTTGTTTAATATATTTTATATTTTTTTCTACAGGTGTAAAAAGAAATTCATCATTATTACTAGAAGATTTATAGGTGGGAGATTCATAGGTAAAAGTTCTTTCATAATTTTTTCGCAAGACATCTATTATTGATTTATTTTTTATATCATCAGGAATATTTCCTTTGTTTAAATATTTTTGTCCAGTTACTGTAAAAATATATTTTTGATTAGGTACAAGTTCTTCTTGATTTCGTATGTATGTATGTATGTATGATTTGGGTGTTTTGGGTGTTTTAGGCATGTTTTTTAATGTCATTATATATACATTATATAGATAAGATAATATAATATAGCCGTCACCGTTCCCCATATTTTCTCTTCAAGCAATTCATCCATATCCAACGCGGTCCATTACTTTGCCCGGGCGCAACAGACACTACACCACGATGTTATTTGTTTTTTTGTACAATAAAGTCGGATGTCAATATAGTAATGGCTTGGTTTGTCTTGACAGCCTTGATACTTCTCCTCATTGTGCTGTATCTATGGAACAAGAGACATGAAGGATTCAGTGAAGAAACAGAAGTAGAAGTAGTAGAAGTAGAAGAAAAGGAAATAAACAAAAAGGTTCCTCGCATCGGTCTGGTCACCATGATGAAGCATCCAGACAATGTCGACGAATGGTTGCGCCATCATCGTGATATGGGAATCCAGGCTTTTTATATTCGTTTGGAAGAGTCGCCGGAGGTGGAGGATTATTTGCTTCGACAGGCAGACGTTGTATTGACGGTGGGTGAATCGGCAGGAAAGAACGAATACAAGGAAATCCAGGTACGGCAGCAGGAGATGGTGGATGGAGCATTGAAGACGTCTTTGGCGACGGGGGATGTGGATTGGTTGATTCATATGGATGCGGACGAATTGTTGCATGGTTCGTTGGAGGAAATTGCTGCATTTCCAGAGGATGTGAGGGCTTTTTGGATGGACAATGAGGAGGCGGTGTATGACGACATACCGGAGGAGGGGTCGACCTGTTTTCAGGCGTCGCGTTTCCGCCATTGTCAAAAATCCTTACAGGGGGATATGGGATGTGCCAGTTATGCCAATGGCAAAGCCGGAGGGCGCGTAGCGCCCGACGTACGATTCGGAGGCCCCCACCGTTTCTTCACTTCGTTGGACGGAGAAGAAGGCAGTACCAAGAAGCTGACGGGACTCAAAATTCGACACTATGAAAGCTGTCGGTTCGACTCGTACAAAGCCAAATTCCTCAACTTGGCCAAGTCCGACGTCGCCATGGACATTCCCTTTTCTTATTACAATGAGTCTATCGAAGCAGCTAAAACAGGGGACGAAGACGCTTTGCACTGCGTCTATACGAAGTACCGGACGGAGCAGGGAAGCGCTGACCAAGAGTGTATTTGAATTTTGAAAAACCAAACGTTCTTCTACGACTCCTTTTTTTTGAACTGCAATGTGTTTTCCTTTTGCCTCCAGATGGATTCACATTTATAGAAGTAATGTACCATTGTCTCTTATCATAATATACCTTTTTATTAACATCGTAATTAGAAATAATATTTATTCTTGTACCTCTATCATAATTCTTGATAAAATACTTCACATTTGTAGAAGGGTCTGTGTAACCACTATAAACAGCGCCAGGATTATGTGTTTCATCATGAAAACTGAACGTTTTAATTCTATAACGTCTGTTGGCTCTGTTGTTGATTTTAATGTTAAATTAAATGTTTTGTCGCTTTCATTATTTTGTTTATCTGTGTTATTAGAATCTATGAATTCTCCTACAATATCAAGTATCTGTTTTTTGGTTAATGGTTGTATATTTTGTTGTTGTTGCATCGTTGTATATATATATAACTACAATAGAAAAAATGAAAATACAAGAAATAGGTATTGTTGTAAACTGCAACAACAGAGGTGGATTAAAAACGGCGAATACTTGTGAATGAATACTTGTGAATGAATACTTGTGAACGAATACTTGTGAACGAATACTTGTGAACAATCATCCCTTCTGTGATGAGTTTAAAATCTATCAACAAAGGTCTAGGATATAGTATCGCATGTCTACTGACGATTCTGTAACTCATTCTTTGTCAGAAGAGGGTCGCGTTGCCTTTTCCAAGTTGGTGGTGGATTTTTGTCAAGATTTGTCGCGTACTTTTCCGGAGTACCAAGATGGCTGGTCCAAGTGGTTAGCCGACGAGGTGCCGCAAGAGGAATGGGATGCCTTGTTGGGTTATATGGTGCATGTGTTTCCAGAACGTTTTTTCGACATTTTGTATCAAAACAACGATATTTTTGCCGAGGGGTCGGAGGTCAATGTCGCCTTTTTGCCGGGGGTCAATTTTCGGCAGCTGTTTCAGTTGAACATCAGTGAAACGACGCATCAGACGTTGTGGAAGTATTTGCAGCTCCTCTTGTTCCAAGTCATGGAAGAGGTCAAGACCAAGGCGTCTCTGGGTCAAACGGCGGACATGTTCGAGGGCATCAAAGAGGAGGAGTTGCAGTCCAAGTTGGAGGAGACGTTTCGTGGGTTGCAGGAATTTTTCGCCAAAAGAGCATTGGAAGGAGACGGTTCTTCTTCTTCTTCTTCTTCTTCTCCATCTGGGTTTCAGCCACCCGAGGGATTTCAGCCAGAGAAGTTGCAGGAGCATTTGCGTCGTTTGATGGACGGCAAAATCGGTGGTTTGGTGAAGGAGTTGATGGAGGAGCTGAAGGACGATATGGAAACCATGCAACAAGAGTTGTCGGACAAGTATGGCGTTTCGCCGGAACAAATGGATGCCAGCACCGTTCCGATGCAAGACATTATGAAGGAATTGATGGGCAATCCGGGCAAGGTGTCGTCCATCATGAAAAAGGTGTCGAACAAATTGAAGACAACTATGACTGCGGAAAACAGACAAGAATACGTAAGTGAAACCATGGACTTATTGAACCAAATGGGCGGACAAGAAGAAATGATGAAAATGTTTGAACAAATGAAAAACATGATGGGTGGAGGAGGAGGAGCAGGCGGTGCAGGTGCAGGTGCAGGTGCAACAGGAGGACTCGGCGGTTTGGGTCAACTCCTTGGTCAGATGGGCAAGAATGTCAAGGTGGACCAGAATGCCATGGACCGAATGCAGAAGCAGCAGGCCACACGTCAAAAGATGCGGGAGAACTTGGAGGCCAAAAAGTTATTGGTGAAGCAGCCGGATGGGTCCGAGGTTTTTCGTGTCGAGGGCGAGACACAAGAAAAGACGCCGGCTGCGTTGAAAAACGAAGAATTGGAAGCCTTGATGCAACAATTTGGACTCAAGGAAGATGAACCAAAAAAGAAAACAGGGAAGAAAAAAACAAAGAAATAAATAAAAAAAGAGGAGGATATGATTGTACATGATACATTTTGAATAAAAACGTATGATGTATTTGCACCCTGTAATAAATTTGCACCCTGTAATAAATTTGCACCCTGTAATAAATTTGCACCCTGTAATAAATTTGCACCCTGTAAGGAAATTCTAAAAAATAGTTTAAAGGAGAGTTTAAAAGTAATTTGAAATATATATGCCTTTTTTTGTTTCGAAAATAGGGGGTCATTTGGTGTATGATGACAAGGGTGGTTATGAGACGCGCAATCCTTCCACTTTTTGGTGTATACAAAAAGCGGATGAAATCTATCAGTGGCCAGATTTTCCGGCACTAGAAATAAGCACGGGAGATTATGAAGAGTCAGATAACGAGTACTCCTATAGCAAAAGAAACGGGTACCATTGTTTGGTGCCGGATTTCAATTTCCATGCTTGGCCGCAGGTAGGCATCGACGATTACGAAGAAACAGTGCAAGAGATAGTGAGGGCTGGTTGTATGGACGCAATAGAAAACAGGGTCGGATGGATGGGTTCGTTGAATGCGATAAGATTAAGATGGATGATGATGCAAATTGGTATAGCTCACCCAAACTTGTTTGCCATGAAGGATGTGAAATGGAAAAAAGAACCAGGTTTGGTGGCTTTGCAGAGTCCTCAATACTTGTCTTTGCCTGATTTGGTGTCTCGATTCTCTGTATTGGTAGACATTGAAGGGAATGGATATTCAGGTCGACTCAAGTATTTGCTGTGGTCACGACGTCCAGTCCTATTGGTAGACCGACCCCACAAGGAATATTTTTTCCAAGATTTGCAACCATGGCAACACTATGTTCCTGTACATCGAGATTTGTCCGACTTGGTACAAAAGGCTGAATGGTGTCTTGCAAACCAAGAGGAAGCAAAACAAATCGCAGAAAATGCATACTTATTCAGTCAAACAAACTTGACACGCACAGCCTGTTTTGAACAATGGAATCGAATCATTTCTAACCATATTGTTATAAAATCCTCACAGGGGTGATTTCATTTTTTTGATTTGTAATGAATTTCCTATCACAGACAAGTTTGTGATACCCAAAATCCATGTTATTATTCGTTCAAATAATTTATAAAATAGTATATAAATTATTTTATTAGGGGAAACAGAAAAAGTGCGCTCAATATATGAGCATACCTAAGCGATGTTTTCATGACACTTTGGCAGAGAATTTGAAGAGTCCCGAATACGAATCTGTTTTATCAGAAGAAGAAATACTGTTTTTGCAGCGACTCATCAACGAGAACCCCGAATGGGTCGATACGATTTACAGTGCAGTAGACAAAGTAGTGCAAATAAATAATATTCTCGATTTGCACTTGATTCCCTCTGTGGTTCTTATGGTGTCACACATTGTCGTGGCCTATTACTCTCATACGATGCCCAAACAAGTGGATTCTTTTGTCATTCTACGCTTCCTCTTGGATTCTTTGATTGATTGTGAACTGTTTTTCTTGCCCGATGTCAAACGCAGCGTCATCAAACATGTCGTCGATACTTCCTTGGAATTACTCAAATTGTCATTGCCTACCATGATTGTGAAAAAAAAGTACTGCTTTTGGTTGGTAAACAATATTCTGTCTATTGTTACATAAAAATATTTGTAATGAAACAATTTATTTATTATTAATACTTTTTCTTATTTGTTTTGCCTTTCTTATTTCTTTTTTTATTTTTTGTTTTCCTATTTGTTTTCCCTCCACTTAATCCTTTTGATTCATCTAATTTTAATTTTCTTTTTTTCTCATTATGTTTATTTTCTGCTCGTTTCATTTGTTCAATAATTTCTCTTTCTTCTGTATTCAGATTATTTTTGAATTTTAGTTTTTCTTTTGAATTATTATATTGTCTGAAAAGTTCCTGGTCCTCAAATGAAAAATGTCTTAAGTAATCTTTTATATTTACTTTACTATTGTCTTCTTCATTGAGGTGAAAATATTTTCTTTTTTCAGCATTTGTAGGATAAACAACATCATCATCATCATCATCACTTAAGCCATATGTTTCAGGGTCTAATGCGTCAAAATGTCTCTTCTTGCTATTGCTATTGCTATTGCTATTGCTATTGCTATTGCTATTGCTTTTTTCAGACATACTATATATATATATTACCGAATAAAAAAACAAAAATTGAAATCAAAAGAGTTTAAAACCATATGGCATAGCCCTTCCATTTACTATTAAATAATTATGCCCTGTGATTTTTGTCAAAGTACGTTGCATACCTTTTGTAAATGTCATCATCCGGACCGTGTCCAGCAGACGCAGGTGTTGGTACATGCCTGGGTCCGAGAGACAAACAAACGCATCTTTTTGGAAACCTGTTCGACTTTGCAACAAAAAATGTTGGCTTCGCATTACCATGTGCGGTACAGCAAAGCCCATGGTATCGATGCATTGCTGGCCTTTTGGCGTCAACGTGTTTCACACTGCGTGGACTATTTGTTAGAGGGGTCCAACCAAACGGTGAATAGAGTAAGAACAACAAGGGTGGGTCGTCAAGTGGCACCTCCGGTGCAATACACCCCCCCTGTAGGGATTCCTCGGACCCGGGTTCCGAAACGGGTGGAAACAGCCTTACAGGGTGGTTTGGTGATTGTGCAAAGAAAAAAAAAAAGAGGTCATCGTGAAGAAGTATGTCCAGTTTGTTTAGAAGTGCGATGTGGAGTGCGGACGGGATGTGGGCATGACTTTTGTTCGTGTATTTTGCGGATTTGTATGACGGCGATTTCCAATAAAATGTCGGCCGTGTGTCCTTGTTGTCGTGCCGAGGTGAATCGGTTGGAGGTGTATGATGAGACAATGTATGCAATGTGGCGAATGTGGGAGCCGGTGTTGAGTCCGGGAATCATACGGTTTGTATCCAGATAGAATCGTGGTTCAATGTATAGATTGGCTTCCATGACAACGACTCCGTATCCGCCGACCCATATTCAACAAATATATACCCCAGGCCATGATTATATTGATTTTAGTTGGACAGCGCCATTGGTATTGCCGGATTATTATCAACTTAGTGTGCGGCCATCTGTAGGACTTCCTTTTACAGTGCAAATTGTGTCGACAGCGACGACCTATCGTTTGCAAAATCTAATCGTCGCTTTTACGTATCAATTTCAAATTTCGTCGATTGTATTACGTGCGCAAAGTGAGCTGTCGCCACTCGTTCAAATCACCATCATTGGATTGCCAACGCCGCCTACGAGTCCCGTGATATCCTTTTATGCCAACATAGGAAAGACGGCCACTTTGTCATGGGAACCCTTTGGGTTTCAAGTAAATTCCTTACTCTTGTATGTTGTAGATATTAACAGCATGGGTTTTGAACCACCCATAATAATTGATGTAAATTCAACACAGTTTGTGGTGCAAAATCTTAGTTATTATAATGACTATGAGTATCATCTCTATTATCAATATCAATATGGTACATTTATACCGGTAACAATTTCTTATACTGAAAAATCTAAATTGAACCTATCATGGAGAGCGCCTCTGGTTCAGACAATAAACAATTACACAATACAACTGTATGTCAACGGACTTCCGACGGATTCATATACCACGACGGGTTCACAAACGAGTTATGATTTGTTACTTCCGAATGTTTTTGTAGATTCTTCTTTTGCTTATACAGTTGTTGTCAATACTAGTGCGGGAACGTCTGGATTTTCGCCTCTGTCGAATTCTATAAAGTTGCCAGGGCATCGTCCAACGCAACCCACTGATTTCACTGCGTCGGTGACGCCAGATGGATTGGGAATTTTGTTGTCTTGGACGGCCTCTGTCGCACAAAATTCGCCTGTCCTTTCTTATATAGTATCCAACAGATACGGCCCTATTGAATTATTTGATTCGGTTGTGGTTAGTCCTACTGCCACTCATTATACCTATTTATTTTCAAGTATGAATCCGCATGAAGGTATTCTTTTCAACAAAACTATGTTTTTCTTTGTAGTAGCCACCTCGGCGTATGGTAATAGTAACACATCGTCAGTGGATTTTTTATTCAATGATTCGAATGCGCCGCCATTTTCTCCTTATTTTATTAGTGTTAGTAGCCTCAAAGATTTTGTGGTTCCGCCATTTAACGACGTAAATATTTTGTCACCGTATCCGTTTCCCATCAAAAGTGGTAAAACAAAGAAGGAGTTGTGCACTACAGCGATTCTTTATTACCAATATGATTCAACTGTGCCGTACTTAGGGAATGCAAGCGATTTCACTTTGTTGTATGTTTACCAATACAACACTATTTCTCACACCTTTTCTCTATTGAAAACATTGAGTCAAAACAAGTATATTATGGGGTTTCCTAACCCTATATATTATACTATTTATTCGGTGACAGATTTGGAGATTGGTGTTTTGTACAAGTTTGAAATGACATTGACATCCGGTGGTAACCAACAGACCAGCCCCTTGTCGCAACCGATTTTCTTGACTTTGCCCCCCAGCTTTCCAGATGCGCCTACGGTTCTAGATGCCTACTCGGAATTGAATTCTTCTACAGCACTTGTTACGTGGTCAGCACCCGAAAATTTGTATGGTTCTGTCTTGTTGGAATACAAAGTTGCCTTTGCCTCTTCTCTTGGTAACGTGGTGGTGACATTTCCTGCAAATGTCTTACAGGGGAATGTTACTGGGTTGTTGTTTCAAGCCTCGTATAAGATTACTATTGTCGCAGTTTCCGACGTCGGCAACAGTCCGTCATCGCTTCCCTTTTTCTTTGAACTTGTTACCGAACCGTTTAAGCCAGGCAAAGTTTCTATTACACAAAAAATAGAATTGCAGACGAGTAAAGTATATAACATGGTTGAAACCAATACGGCTGTATTGCGTTGGAGACCTTCTCCGTTTTCTTCTTATGAAATTCTTTCATATGTGATAAAAGCATATGTGAATGGAGAACCTCAATCATCCTTGCTGGATACAGGCAGCACGTTATCATCCTATACGATTTATTATTTGGATTACGGGGTCTCGTATCAATTTCAAGTGGCAGCACGGTCCGAAATCGGAATAGGGGATTTTTCACCCTTGTCGAATGCGTTTGTACTGGACCCGTACCCTCCCACTATAATTGATTTCGGTGTAAAAGCTAAAATTGTACCAGGTAGTACAGTTGTCGATGTGTCATGGAATGAACCAAATTATACAAATGGTGCACCCATTACGTCATATATACTGACAATTATAGATACCATTACAGGAGTGAGACAATCCTATACTGTTCCAGTAGATGGATGAAAAAATCAGGAGAATCATTTCATCTGTCGACCATGTATGTGGTTCACTCGATGGATACTTTCCTGGTTCCGCAGCAACAAGTTGGAACGACAAGGTAGAAAACGGTCAGGGTCAAGTTCGCCACAACCCATGATGCGAAACATTCCTGGTGGTTTGGTATTTATCTCGCTCATGAACAAAAACTATCGCTATTTTGTACCCAGTACCAAGAATTATTTCGGCGGCATCAAAGTGTCCAAAGTACTCTGTGATTCCGGTTGTTCCTCTTTGCTCTTGCCCATTTGCTCTCCCGAGGAGCTGGACCGCATCTTTGAACTTCATGGACGCACCTGTACCTTTACCATTTCCGAAAGTGTCGGCGTCGGTGGCGTTACCTTGTGTCTCATGGTGAAATCAAGAGGACTCTCGGCCAATATGGAAGTGCAACTCTGTTGCGATGTGCTCGGCAAAGGACAAGACAATACAATCATGGTGGATTATCTGCGGTTTTCACTGTGCTCACAAGACATTGACGACCTCTTGAACAAATATTCTGACCAATTTTCACAATTGGACGTCTTTCGTCTCTTGATGGAACACGACAAAGCAGAAGAAATCAAACGCATTCATAACAAATATATGTTGCATAAAGAACAGAAAGACACAAGAGAGGGAGAAGAGGAGGACGACAGTGATATGCTTGTGGAAAACGACGGGATAAAACGACGTGAGTATGCCCTGTTGGGTCAAAAAATCATGCGTGGACTCTGTTGTATCAAACATATGAATTGTGAATTGTATGTGGATGCGGCCAAGTACGAGTTGCCTGGGTCGGTGCAGGCATTGGAGACACAGATGCGTGATTTACGCGACCAATTGCACAAGAGATTGCCGATGGATTTCAACGATTGGGAGGACGACGATTTTGTATTTCAAGACGACGATGCCATGACCGACGCAGAGTTTTGATTTTTTATTCTGAAAATTATTTATTCCTCTAAATACAATATCACTGCAATACAATAATACAAATGTCTTCTATTGTATTGCAATTTGAGAATCTGGTGCCGGGGGTCACGGAGATTCAATTGCCTTTTGAAGGATTGACAGGATTGATGTCTTTGACTGCATCCCATGGAGAAAGTTTGACTTGGACCGACGACTATCCAAACAATCCTGTTTTTATATCCGATGTGTCTTTTACTGTCATTACAGTCACAGGAACGTTTATGAATTTTGGTGTAAATAATAAATTTGAACCAAACAAAAGATGGAAAGGTTATTTGAATTTGACATATGTATTGGATTGGTCAAGTGATGGTGCTTGGACAGGTCTTCGAAATGCTTTTTCGGAATGCTTGCATTTGGTGGATGTGCCTCCCTTTTTACCATCTTCTATTGTGGACATAGCGTATCTATGCAATATGATAGGTCCGTATTTACGAGAATTATTATTTATATATATCGATGCTGTCGGCAATTTAACATCATTTCCTCCCTATGTCTATCCACTTCTCCTTTCCGCCTTTCAAGGAAAAGGTATTACAACGTGGAATACGTCCTTGGTTGAAGATATGACAGGTGCGTTTGGCGGATGCAACCAAATGGATGTCTCCTTGGCGTCGTGGAGTATAGCATCCCTTAGAAAATATGATGGTGGTTCTATCGGGGTATTTTCGAATTTAGAAAACATGTTGGATTTGACGGCACTTTCCCCCACCCATTTTGAAGAAACCCTACAGGGGTGGTTTGACAATGGTTTCTCTGATGATGAAAGGGTTTGGAAGTATGGCTTTAGGTTGGGGGCAGCTGGGTTATCGACAACGACCTGGTCAGGCACATTGATAAAAAATAAATTGTTTAACAAATATTCATTCCAAGTATTAACAAGTACCAGTAAGTATCATTCATTAAGCTACCCTGTTACCGTGGAATACGGACATAAATATTTTACTACTATTGTGTCCCGAAATATTGCTGGCGTCTCGACTATCAATCCAAGAGTGACGGCCTTAATCGAATTGATTGCGGCAAAAGCGGACCCCCCCTCTGACCTTTCCCTGTCCTTTGTACCTAAGAAAACTTCTGTTCACCTCTCTTGGTTACCACCTGCCGACTTGCATGGCTCCACCTTTGTCTCCTACCTTTTACACATTTCTCCACCCGATATGTCCCTTTCACTGGTTTCAACATATTATGACATGTCTCTGAATTATAATACCACCTACTCCTTTCAAGTCGCCACCGTGTCCCAAATAACCACCACCACCACCACAGGCGGAGGAGGCATGGGTATGGGAGGAGGAGGAATTCCCATGGGAGGAGGACTTTCCACAACGGGTAAGCAAACACAAGACATGGGTGGTGGTGGTGGTGGAACGACGACGACGACGACGACATACACAAGTGATTTTACCACACCCCCTCTTGTGTTTCAGTTGCCGTTGTACCAGATGGACCCGCCTAGCCAGGTAGTGGTCGAGGCTTTATCATTGCAACAAGTGCAGGTGTCTTGGTCAGCTCCAGTAATGACGTATGGCAACACTATAGAAGGGTATGTGGTACAGATTCAAAACCAGAAAACGGCAGACCTCCCTTTGTTTTTGACAACGACGGCGACGGTGTTGAATGTCGACGGATTGCTTACCAATGTGGCCTATACTTTTTCAGTGCAGGCATTGGCTGCTTCCCATACTGAAAACAACAGTAACTTTACCCTCCCTGTAGGGTTTACCAACATAGAGTTAATCCAGTATGTGACGCCGAAACGGACAGACACGTATGCCAATATCAGCACGGCCTTGCGTTATTCACAATATGTGCAACAATTCACTGTTTCGTCCACCCAAGCCAATTTAAGTCCTGGGTCATCTTAATCATGGAATTTCATCCTTACGTCTTGTTTTTATGGATGGGGGGACTGCTTCTCCTCTTTTTCTTGGTCGGTGTCATATGCGTTCATCTATGGTATCCCTTTTGGGCCAAACAACCTGTATTGCATACCTATGATATATGGCGCCGCCTGTGGTTGCATCGTCCCCTCGTATTGCAGACAGACGCTGCCGCCTTGACACAAACCCAACAGAGGCAAATGTGGTATCGTCCCAAGGAGGTAGAGACTTGGTCGTTTGTGGAGGCGCCAGACGAGGTGCGACATCGTACCATGACTTTTTTGCAGGGGCATGCATTGGAGGGCGAGGACTGGTTGTGGACGGTGCCTCAAGAGGTGTGGGAACAGGTATATGTGGGGGCCTCTATGCCGTCTTATCTTTCGATGTACCAGAAGGAGGGGATGCGTTGCGGTGGCGTCTTGACAAGTCGGCCTGTCAAGATGCGTTTGTGGGGGGTGGATACCCCTGTTTATTATGTGGATATGTTGGTGACCTCAGAACAAGGTCAGGCGACGAGTTGCGCTCTGTTTCAGACGCATGAATTTCGTCAACGGCGTCTTGCCAAGAAGGTGGTGGTGGTTTCGTTGTTTCGCAAGGAGGGGGAACCGGTGGTGGGTATTGTGCCGCTCCTTTCTCATTTCGTGGTTGAAGTGGCTTTTCCGCGTTTTGCCGAGGGTATGTCTTCGTTGACGGTCCCTGTACCCTACAGGGTGAAATCGATGCAAGATACATATCCCCTGTATGGTCTTTTCGAAACGGTGTTTCAAGAGGGGTGGCTCGTCGTGCCGGAGAGGACACAGATGGAAGCCTGGTTGCGTAGCCGGCATTGGTTCCTGTATGTGTTGTTGGAAAAGGAGAGATGGGTGGGCTTCTTTTTGTTGAAGCGATTGCATGTGACTGAGGCGGAGACGGGGTATGAATCGCTGGAATTGGTAGCGTCGTGGTGCCATAAAGTGGTCAAAAGAGGGGTGTGGTTGAAGGCGTGGCTGGTTGTGTTGCAGGAGATGCAGAACCGTCCGGGGATGCCACGTTGGGGCAGATTGCGCATACCTTACAGGGGGATGAATGAAGGATTGGTGGGGGAGGGAACGCCGCGTGTGGGGGGAGGATGGGAACATTGGTATTTGTATAATATGATGTCGCCGGGTGTGGGGGCGGAGAAGGCGATGGTGGTGTTATAGTTGCATTTTCATGGTTGGTTGTCTGGATTTGGGGGGTGGTACTAGAAAAGATGAGGGGGTAGGTTTTCCAAAAGGATAAAAATTCAGAGGAATGTCGGATGTACTAGCATCGTTTGGAAAATCCAATCCGGGAGTGGGCAAAGGTGTTTTGTTTTCTTGTGGAATAGATGGGAAATAATTTTTTCTTACATAGGTGAGTTCGATGACGTCTGGAATTTTATTGTTGACAGGTCCAAAATTATTGCCATGTGCATGAACAATGTAATGAGTTTTTGATAATTTTTCCAAACATGATATTTTGTCAGAAAGAGAACAATTCCAACCGTCGTTGGTGATTCCATGCAACTCGATAACGATTTGTTTTATTTTTTGCAATTGTGCTTCATCTATTTTCAACAACCACGGGTACTCGCCCCCTTCAATATCCATTTTCAAGAAAATGTCCTGGTATGTTTCCATAAAAAGTGACAAATCAGTATTACTATCATCGTTGTAAGAATGTATGTTTTTTCTGATGAATTGAATGTTTGATGTATACTGGTATGGGTAATTCTCAATAGTTCCATCAAAACCATAGCTATCTTTCATTTGTATGTTGTATTTTTCGATGAAATCGCGCGAAAAACTTTCTTCATCAGAAATTCCTGCTGATAGATAGCAATCATAACCTCCATCTAATTCGGCGATGACATATCCCCCATCCTTTTTAGCACCATACCTTTTTTTTTTGTCGTATTGATACACCAGTAAATAATTTTGCATTTTACTATATATTATTATATATGTATATTAAATGAATTTATTTTTTGTAAAACAAATAGACGTATTGAAAAATTCTATTTTCTATTCTCTTGTAAACTACAAAGAACAAGTATTGGGATTTGGAAGAAATCATTGGAATGAAAGAGTTATTCGTGAAGTAGCTTTGAAAAGTAATAATTGGGAATTGTTGGATACTCCACTTAAAACATATATTGGCGAAGACCCTCGGTGTTTCTATTTCAATAATAATTTGTATATTTTGGATAATTATTTGAACGATAATCATTTGATTTGTTACGATACGGGTGAAAGTCAAAAATTAAACATAGATGGAAAAAATTTTTCTTTTTTTCAACACAATGAAAAACTATATTTTATTCATTATATAAAACCTTTTTCTCTTTATTCATATGATACAATCAGTCATAAAATCACAAATATAGATGTAGAAGACGATGGTATACAATACAATTATGAATTCAGAGGTGGTACACCTGGATACAAAAAACGTGAAAATGAATATTATGGCTTTGGTCATAAAAAATATTTTTCAAATAATATTTTAATTCATGATATTTTTTACTGGGAAATTATATGGGAAGAAAATAAATTGCCTAGAATTTCACATTATGAAATGAAACAACCAATTGGTTCCAGAAATATTTGTGACCCGACGAGTGTTATCGAAATCAATAATAAAAAATATTTAGTTACTGCAGAAACAGATTATGCATGGTTTTTCGAACAAGAATATGTTACAAATATTTATGAAATTATTGAAAAATAATAATTCTTCTATCATCCACAGCCATGAACGTCGATAAAACGATTCGATTTTTTGTAGTGATGAAACTATCTATTTTATGAATTCTAGATGCACTGAAAAAATAAATACTTCCTGTTTTCAATAAAGGTGTATAGTACGGTTTACTTTTTAAAATTGTTTCTAATAAGTGAATATTATCGTATTTGGTTCCCATCCAATGCGAGTGCATTTTTAATTCATCTTTGTACAATTCCAAATCATCTACCAAACAGTTGTATAAATTTGTTTCAAATGTACTATCAGGAGCTTGTAGTATGAGTATGACACCCACAATACTATTTGTATTGTATTTTTCAGACATAACACTAAAATTATTTCTGTTTATAGCCATTTTACTATTCATTAATCGTCCATAGTTAAATCCATCTGTATGGTATTGATAAGCCGCATTCTGATTCGTCAAAAAACGAAACAATCCTTTCGGAGATTCATTTTTCATAGTTGTAATAATATATTCATCACCAGCGATTGCTTTGATTGTGTCAAATAAAATTGTAAACGGGTTTACTTTACATTGAGCAAAAGTTTTTTCGAAAAGATTATTTACGTTTTTACATTCAAGAAAATACATTTCAGGATTATCTCTCCATAAAACATTATCTATTGTAATTCCAATTTCGAGATTTCGGAACTGCAAACCATAATTTTCATAAGGCAAATCATTCAATAATAATTTTTTTTCTTCCATGGTTTTTAGTACATTTGCACAATCTTCTTCAGTTAACACATTATGAATGAGTATACAAGACACATTGCCAAGTATCAAATCGTCAATGGCATTATTTTGATTGTTCCATACACATGGTTTCCAAAAATTTATAGTATTATTTTTAGCATATACTGAAAAGAGAGAATGACCTTTGGGTTTTTGAGGAGTACTATTTATTGATTCTATTTCCGCTTCATTCAATAACCATTTTTGATTTATTACATTCATATTAGATATTAATTTACTACAATTATTGCTTCTAACTATGACTGTTATGTTTTGTTGGGTGCACCATTTTATTATCACATCACTCGGCTTGTTATTGTCAATACTCAAAATCTGTAGCTCATCATTTCTCGAAAACAAACCATACCCCATAATTTTTATATCGTTATTTTTGCAGTATTCAAACATTTTGTAATCATGGTATGAAGGACACCATTCTATTTGAGTCACATCCGGGTTATCTAATTCATTCCATTTTAATTCTTGTATGTTCTCCCAAGTCCAGTTTGAAACACCAATATATTTTACTTTATTTTTTGTTTTTAAATCCATCATTTGCAACCAAACACTTAATCGCGACTTGTAATTGAAAATTTTATTTGTATGAATTGGTTGCCATTCACTATCTACTACTTTGCAAGCAAAAGGTTTATGAACCAAATATACATCAATGTATGTGGTTTTCAGTTTTTTTAAGCTACTTTCAAAGCTATGTAAGACATGGTTTGGATTTCCATAGTGGTAACCACCAAAATATTTTGTTATTATTGTTATTTCATTTCTATGAATACCAGAATCAATAATCGCATTTCCGACCGCTTCTTCATTATGATAATTTTCAGCTGTGTCTATCAGACGATACCCTAACTTTAATGATTTTAATACTGCTTCGTATGTAGAATTGTAATCATAACCACCTACACCTAGACCGATAAGAGGTATATTCATACATTAAATTTTTATAATAAATTTCTACCCTTGTAATCAAATGAGAATCCTTATCAAATATCCCACGCGCCAACGACCTGCCCTCTGTCAGGCCCAAATCCAGCGCTACATACAGTTTGCCAACCATCCCGACCGACTCCACTTCATCCTATCTGTCGACGACGACGACACCGAGACCTTGGCCATCAAAGAAGTCTTGGAAACCCTTCATCCACACTTACAGGTATGTATAGGTGAATCCAAGGGCAAAGTGGATGCCATCAATCGTGACATGCCGGAGAACATCGTTTCCACCTTTGACCTCTTGTTGTTGGCCTCGGACGACATGGTGCCAGAAGTGCAGGGATATGACGATGTGTTGGAAGAGACGATGCAGCGGTTGTATCCGGATGGGGACGGGGTGTTGTTTTTCAATGACGGGTATTGTGGGCCCAAGTTGAATACGTTGGTGATTTGTGGGTCGGCGTATTATGCCCGGTTTGGATATATTTATTATCCGGGGTACAAGTCAGAATGGTGTGACAATGAGTTTATGCAAACGGCATACACTCTCGGAAAACAAACCTATTTCGACCAGGTCTTGATTCGGCACGAGAGTCCGTATAATAACACGACATTGGAACGAGATGCGTTGTTGGAGCGGAATGCTGCTTTCAACGACGAAGACAGGACATTGTATTATACGAGGTTTCCGAGGGTGTATGACATCAGTGTTTTGATTTGCACGATACCGGAGCGGAGCGAGATGTTGGCTCGTTTGTTGGAACGGATTCGACGCCTGACAGAGGGGTTGCGTATTCGGGTGGAAGTGTTGACGGATGCCACGGTGGAATACAAGGTGGGGTTGAAGCGGTCTGTACTCTTGTCGAGGGCGCGGGGGAATTATTGTTGTTTTGTGGACGATGATGACAATGTGACGGACAATTATTTTACACCGTATGAGGCGGTGTTGCCGGACCTGCCGTATCTGTATGATTGTTTTGCGTTGCATGGTGCGTATTTTGTGAATGGTCGTTATGACAGGCCGTTTCATCATTCGATGAAGTATAACAAGTGGTCGGAAGACAGCCAGGGGTATTATCGTATTCCGAATCATTTGAATCTCATCAAGACGGACATTTGCAAACTGATTAATTTTTCAAAAGAAGATTGGTTGGAAGACCGGGATTTTTCGAAACGGTTGTTTGATTCGCATTATATTCAGTCCGAATATCGTCACAACTATATTCAATATTTGTATTATTTCCAAATGGTAAAAAAGAATACGAGTCCGTGGGTACCGGAAACACAGGATTCAAAGGAAGGAGTGATACCTTTGTTTTCAATGACGAGACGACGAGGCACATTTAGATAATGTGCTTGTCGGTATCTTCTCGCATGACAATTTTGATTTTGACGTCGGTTTTTAGTTTGTTTTGTATGAAAAAAGGGAGGACAATACCGACGAAGCAGGAATCAATCAAATAAATTTCGTGGCTGTTTTTGATGACGTCAACATAGTGTACAATTTTGTTGTCTTGGAAGAATGCTTCTACGAGAGTATACTGAGAATGATGGGGTTGGTATAAATTTTTGTCATTGCATACGATGATGGTTTCCGGGTTGTCTAGGTATTTTTCCATCAAATGGGATATATTAAGTGATTTCTTGTCAGAAGATTGGAATTGAACAAAAACAATGTATGGAAAATGGGCAATTGTTTTGTAGAGACGTTTGGACACATCATTGTTTGGCAAATCGAAATACGCATAATAATATGACGAATTCAATCGTATATTTTGGTAAAAAATTTCGATAAAATAAAAATTGGATGGATTGGTGCAAAAAGGCACGTCCGTTGTTGTAGAAGGAAGTGTCAATGTGTTTATGTGATGCAAGAACTGACGATTGTTAATTTTGCTATGTCGGTAGGATGTATGACATCCACAAACAAAAATATCGACGTATTTGTCCATGTATTTTTCAACAGAGAGGATTTGTATAATTTCATTGATTTCGTCATCTAATGGAACACATGTGATGCAGCCACCCGGTTCGAAAAAGAGTTCCACATTGTTGATATATTTTTTTTTGCAAAGAAAGTACACATTGTCGTAAAACTGTTGTATAAAACGCAAGGCACCTATCATGAACAAATTGTCGCCCAACCCATTATGACTAACGAGATACGCTTTTCGTTTCTGTTTAGGAAATACAAATTCGACATGATTCATCGTATTATATACAATATACGATAACTTATTGCGTCATGATTCAAACCATGAAAATACGCCACCATGGTATCAATCAATCGATTATGGCAGCTCCGCACTCTATTTTCAATCCATTGCATGACGATTTTCCATCGTACTCGGACATTCATGTAGGAAAAGCCACGCGTATTGTCGGTGAGACATCGACGCAGTTCTTGTTGAAGACGTCGTACAAGGGTTCACAGCCATTTTTGATGCAGACTCCGCAGGGGACATGGAAGCAGGGATTTCAGAAGCAGACGTCGGTGGGGGGTACAAAACGTTGGGCGAGTGATTTAGTGTTTTCGGTGACGTCGTCGGAGTTTTACGACTGGATGGAGAAGTTGGAAGCCTTTTGTGTCGACTATTTGTTTCGGCATCAGAAGCAATGGTTCCAGACGGATTTGTCGACAGAGGATGTAGAGAATTTGTTTGTGTCGCCTTGCAAAGTGTTTAAATCGTCCAAGACGTATCAATTGCGATGTACAGTGTCTGATTTAGGACAAAAACAGTCGTTGCAGATTTTCGACGTCGACAAGAAACCGGTGCAGTATGATGAACATTACCATACAGACCAACCCCTGTTGGGTATTGTCGAGCTGGTGGGCATCCGGTGTTCCCAGAAGCATTTTCAAATGGAATTGGAATGGAGGCAGGGTTTGCTACGACCTTTGGTAGGCGGAGGTCAAAATATTCCCATGTTGTTGATTCAAGAAGAACAAGGTACCACTTTGGAAACCTCCGTATCGGAATCCTCCGTACCGGAATCATCCGTACTGGAATCCTCCGTATCGGAATCATCCGTAAATGACGAAAAGGGGTTAGAGATGAATCATTCTGTAGTAGAGGAATCCTCTGTCTTGGAGGAGGAAAGGAGGTTAGAGGAGGAAAGGAGGTTAGAGGAGGAAAGGGGGTTAGAGGAGGAAAAGGTGTTGGAGGTGGAGGAAGATGTAATATACAAGAGGGTATTACAGAAGGCGAAAATGGTTCGTGATTTAGGGGTATTGAATTATTTAGAGGGTCGAAACATTGGGAATGCGCAGCTTTTCTTGGATGCGACGGAAGAGTCGTAGGAGGGGGGTTTTTTATCGCAAACTTATTATATAAATGGTTTCCATCAGTAAATTTTTGAGCAGCCAAAATATTTTGATTGGCTTTGTCATTGTCATTTTGATTGGTGGTATTTTTGTGTATTACAACCAGAAAACCTCATTCTCTGATGGTATGGCGTCGTATGGCCAAGGAGGTCAGGGCGCTCCTCTAGGATTCCAAGGTGCCGACCAAGGTACAGCAGGGCCTATGATGCCACAATCTGGCAGTGGTCGCCAGGTGGGTATGACGGCAGACGGCGAGCCTTCGTTGAGAAACACGGCAGCGCAGAATATGGTACAGCCCAAGAATGTTGCCCAGCCGGGTGATTTGTTGCCGCAGGATGGAGGAAGTAGTTGGGCCAAGTTGAATCCGAATGCCAATATCAACCAGGTGGTGATTCCGGATTTGTTAGAGGCGGGTTACCATATTGGGTTAGACACAATTGGTCAGACCATGAAGAACCCCAATTTGCAGGAGCGTTCGGAGCCGATTATTCCGAAGCAGGCTGTTTCGCCATGGAACAATAGTAGTTTTGAACCGGACATTGCTCGCGTTCCGTTGGAGATTGGATATGGGTGCAACTGAAGGAACCTACGGTTCCTTCAAAACCTCCCTATCTAGAGGAGCTAGCGGCCTTATTTTTGCTTTTTTAGAATGGTTTCTAGCTTGATGAATGCCTTACAGGGGTGTTGTGAGGCGAGGCCTGCAAGGCCGAGTCATAGGAAACACACCTTAGACCTTGTAAAAAACAAAGCAAACCCTCCCTGTAGGGTCTTTTGAAACGTGATGAAAACGTGATGAAAACGTGATGAAAACAAGTTTTAGAATATGTATTGTAAAACTTGTTGTAGGATTCCTGTATTATTTGAAAAGCGTATACCGACAGTAAAATCAAAAGTAGGAAAAAAACGTCAGTAGAATAGAGCAAGTTGAAATTGTCTTGGAACTCATATATAATACACAAAAAATAATATAGAGAAATAAGTATATGAAGGTGACAAAAAGACGACAAAAAGGCAAAAAAAAGCAACAAAAAAGCAACAAAAAAGCAACAAAAAAGCAACAAAAAGGGGGGTCACAAAAAAAGGAACATATTGATGATATTGACATTTTGGGGCCAAATCAAGAAGAGCTAAAAAATCAAATTAAGAAAGGCGAAAATTGGAGTAACTTTCAAAAATTCTTGAATAGTCAAACGCCAGAGAAACGGAATCAGCAATTGTATGAGCAACAGCAACAAGAGCAACAGCAAAATTTGGCAGATATTGATATTGATAATGACAATGATATATGGAACAGTGATGAGGAACAGCAATTATATGAGGAACAGCAACAGCAACAGCAGCAACAGCAACAGCAATATCAACAACAACAATATCAACAACAGCAACAACAGCAATATCAACAACAACAATATCAACAACAGCAACAACAGCAATATCAACAACAACAGCAACAGCAACAACAGCAATATCAACAACAACAGCAACAACAATATCAACAACAGCAACAACAAGAGCAACAGTCAGCTGCATGGGATGAATGGTTAAGTAAACAATATCCATTGGAAGAAGAACCTAAAACAAAATCATTTTTTCCCCAAGGCGTGTTTACATCCAGAAAAGTAGCAACAGTAAAAGTACCAACACAAGTACAAGTACAAGCACAACAACAACAGCAACAACAGCAATATCAACAACAACAGCAACAACAGCAACAATATCAACAACAATATCAACAGTCATCTGAATGGGAAAAATGGTTAAATGAACAATATCCAGAAGAACCTAAAACAAAATCATTTTTTCCCAAAATGAAAGGCGTGTTTACATCCAATGCAACAGTAAAAGTACCAACACAAGTACAACTACAACCAGAACAAGTACCAGTACCAGTACAAAGAAAGAAACCAACTGTTGGTACTGGTATTGGTACTATACCTGACTTTGGAAGTATACATAATTGTCCAACAATGTAATTGAAGCATTATTAAAATTGATTTGCAAACAAAAACGTATATATTTACAAATCAATTCATTTGAATAAATCAATATGACATCCTTACCGAGAATCAATGACGAAATGGCGCACCTACAAAAAAAGTTCAACAAAACCTTGGATGCCTATCATTACCATGCGAAGCGAACCCGTCGTATGATGTCCAAAGGTATTTCCTACGACATCTTGTTGGACGATGTGAATTACAGTCATCATGAAGTGTTACAGGAAGAAGCCTACGATGCATTTCGTCGTCATTTTCGGGACATGAATGCTTGTTTTCGTCGTATCCAGCAAACACGGCGTCTTCGTCGTTCCCAAGCCGCGCGCCTAGAAAAAGAAATCTGTCCCATTTGCTGTGATTCGCATCGTTGCAAGGACATGGTGCAGACGAGTTGCGGTCACTTGTTTGGCAAGACGTGTTTTACCAAATTGCGGGAACGGTGTTACGATGCCCAACAGGAGGTAATGTGTCCATTGTGCCGCCTGGTCTGTCCTTTGTTGACGCAATTCAAAACCTCTTTGTAGGGGCCTTGCAACGAAAGCCGATAGTTTGCAGATATAAAAATGACCAAAAAGAATACAAAATAGTTACAATAACGATATATAATGAGCGATATTGTTCTTCGCATTACAGAGCAAGAAAACCAACAAAAAATCCACCAATGGGTGCAAGATTACTGCGAAGAAGCAACCAACGAAGAATGGCTCGCCCGAAAAGTGGAAGAACTGACTAAGGATTATGTCGCGATTGACAGCATGAATGAGTTGCAACCGGGGCGTTATATACGCTGGATACGAGAGGGTGTATTGGTGAAGGGTGGTGTTGTGTTGAGTGTGGACGAAGAGAGACAGTCGGTGTTGTGCAAGACGTTGAATCATATTTTTACGACGTTTTTGTTTGAGGATTGTCCGTGTTTTATGAAATTGAATCAATTCGAGGCGTGGTATTTGCACAATGGAACTGTTTTGTTAGGTGGGTCCTGATATTATTTTAGGAGGATTTATTTTTTGGGGTGCGGTGAAAAATAACCAGACAAACTATTGAGCGAACAATTTCAAAATGGACGCCACCATCAATGATTGTAATATCGAAATGCCCTTTTATGAAAATTGGGGGCATCCCACTTGTACTGTTTATGAAGAGGTAGAAGAAGTCGAATCAAAAATGCAACCTGATAATGCAGTCGAATCATATGACATGGTATCCGATTATGGTTTCGCCGAGTTGGAGGAATCGACGTATGAGATATGTTGGAATGTGGGTGAGGACCCGAAGACTGTACTGGCAGAATTCAAGCATGGAAGGAGTTTTGAAGATTTGAGCAACCGCGTAGAATGGGAATTTGTTTTTACCATGTCGAGCAATGGCAACATGTTTAGTATTGACAGTGAATTGTTGGAAGCCGGACTCGTCTCCATTCGCAAGCCGCAAAATTGATTTTTCTTTTTTGCCTTTTAAACCCCTTTACAAAAGTATGGAATCACAATCACAATCCACCGTACAATCACAATCCACCGTACAAGCAGAATCCACCGTACAAGCAGAATCCACTGTCAAAGCACAATCCAAAGAAAAAAAGAAAAACACCCGCAAAACACCACCCTGTAAGGCCTCTCCCAAACCAGAAAACAGAAAAAGCAAAACGACAGTGAAAAACGAAGTGAAAAACGAAGAGGTAAACGAAGAGGTAAACGAAGAGGTAAACGAAGTGAAAAACAAAGAGAAAAACAAGATAGTATGGGCAAAGGTTCAAGTGGAGTGGGAGCGTATATTGCAAAGTTTCTTTATTAGGGGGTTGCGTTATGTAGGATTGCAGGAAAGAGAATCGAAAGTGGAGCCGGTGTTTTTCGTGGTGACATCATCGGTATGGTCGGATGACAATACCCTTCCTGTAAGGTTTGTGAGACATGTGTCTACTGTGGACGAGACAGGCGAAATGCATTATGTGCCGGATTGGGGTGATGAGATGGAAGAAGGAGAGTTGACGGTGGGTGCGATGTATAATTGCATGCCGTTTGACGAGGGTCGTGATTACACGAGGGCGAATTAGTATAATGATATTCTTAAGAGTCAGGGTACATGGCATCTTTGTTGGATTTGGTGGACAACAGTCGTACGGACAAGAACACATCGCATACGTATTTGGAGGTATATGACACGTTGTTTGAAAAGAAAAAGTTGACAGCCAGACATATTCTCGAAATAGGGATTTTCGAAGGAGGGAGTATCCAGTTGTGGCACGATTTTTTCCCGAATGCCACGGTGTATGGTGTCGACATTATGCAGGACCGCCATGTGTGGCCGCGATTGAAGGAGCAAGAGAGGATTGTGTTGCATACAGGGGTGGATGCGTACAACGAGGCTTTTTTCCAGAGTGAAATTGTCAGGCCGTGGAAGTACGATATTTTGATAGACGATGGTCCACATACCTTGGAGAGTATGGCACTGTTTCTTTCCATGTATTCGCATCGGTTGGCAGAGGATGGCATTTTGGTGATTGAAGATGTCAAATCGTTGGTATGGTGCGACATTTTACGCAACCAAGTGCCTCAACATTTGCAACCTTATGTCAAAGTATTTGACCGCAGGGCCCTCAAAAACCGCCAAGATGACATTTTATTCGTCATTGACCGTTGCAACAACACACTGTAACAAAATGTTTTCAACATGTTTTATACATGTTTTCAACATGTTTTCAACATGTTTTATAAATGTTTTAGAAACGTCTTACAGGGTGGTTTATGTGTGGCGGTGAATACTTGTGAGCTGCTTTATTTATACGATTGACGATATTATTATCAATGGTATAAAAGGGATGTATGTAAGTTTTCGAAATGGAACCTTCGGAAGCGGAGCGATGTATTGTAGAAAAGTTGGAATATTTCCGTAAAAACAACAAAATTCCGCATATTTTGTTTTATGGTCCGACGCATAGCAACAAGGATTTGTTGGTATCGGATTATATCCAGAAAATCTATGATTTCAACAAGGTGCAAATGAAACAAAATGTATTGTTTGTGTCTTGTTCCGGCAAAGGCATCAAATTCATACGCGATGAAATCAAGACCTTTTCCAAAATGCATATCCAACAAAGTGCCCCCGATGGCGAAGGAGCCCGTGCACCCGACAGTTTCAAAACCATTGTACTACTCCATGCCGACTTCTTGACAGACGACGCCCAATCCGCCTTGCGACGCTCCATCGAACTATTCAGCTACAACACACGTTTCTTCCTCCTCGTCGAAAACCGTAGCAAACTTCTCAAACCCATCCTGTCACGCTTCTGCGAAATGTACGTACCCCCCGCTAATAACCCATCACTACACTCAGTACCTGCTATTTCACTAAACTTGGACCACCCGGTGGAGTCGGAGATTATGAATGAGGCGGCGAGGTGGGTAGAGTTAGGTCGTTCGAGTTACGATTTCTTGGCATGGTTGCAGGCTCAACCGGAATCGGAACGTACCTTGAATACACAATTTCTCTTTCATCGGCTCAAAACTGAATACCGCTGCGAAAAACTGTTTTTGTGGACTTTGATGGACTTTTATTTCTTTCGGTCTTATGACGATTTGCTTCGTTTGTGCTCCCTTTGACATACACCCTCTGTAAGACTGTTTCAAAAAACCCTACAGGGAAGTATGTTGAATTCATATACACCCTCTGTAAGACTGTTTCAAAAAACCCTACAGGGAAGTATGTTGAATTCATATACACCCTCTGTAAGGCGTTCTTAAAAAGTTTGTGAAATTGATTCTTTTCTTTATTTCGAACAAAAGAAAAGAATGTATTTATTGTCTCTATTGCAAACTGCTTATATGTTGGCTCGCTTTCGAGGAATGGTGGAATGGAAACCACCTATATTGGTGGAATGGAAACCACCTATATTGGTGGAATGGAAACCACCTATATTGGTGGAATGGAAACCACCTATATTGGTGGAATGGAAACCACCTATATTGGTGGAATGGAAACCACCTATATTGGTGGAATGGAAACCACCTATATTGGTGGAATGGAAACCACCTATATTGGTGGAATGCAACTGTTCCTGTGTTATGTTTCTCCCCAACATAACGCAAAAGTTGGACGAGCCGTTTCTTTATTATCAAACAAAATGAAAAAAAACATCACTAAAGCCTTTTGAACCCTGTCCCTTTACTTGGGCGAGGCCATGAATTTTACCATCTTGCCGTTGCATGCACGACAATTGCCTGTCATCATGGTGCGTCTATTTTTTGTTTTTTGTTGGCATTGGACCATGGGTTGGTTCTTCTTGCGACAGGTCATACAGTAGGCAGTGCCACAAGCGGAGCCCATATTCTTCATGGTTTTGCGTACGGATTTGCGGGAGGACTTGGTTTTGGGGGCCATGGTCTATAGACTAAGCAAACAAAAAAAGTAAAATCTTCAGTATGTTTTCATACTTTGTTACTTTGATTTATTATTTACTATTTTAAAACTATATTAAAGAGTTTAGTTTATCTTCTAGTATTTTTTGTTCTACGTTTTGCTCCACCCATATGCGAATGAGGAAATTCTGTATAGTAGAATTGTTCAATAAACGAGGGTACGGGGCTGGTGGGTTGTAGTGGATTGCGGTGTTCATACAATGTTTGTTTTTTCAAGCTTTTGCGTTGTGGTTCGTTTCGTAATCCGGCGTTCAAATGGAATCCATGCACCAATTTGTCACCTGTTTGGGTGACAATTTTGATGTTTTTTAGTTTTTTTGCAATTTCGTTGTTTCGAATCGAAATGTTTTTCTGAATCTTTATTTTTCTAACAAAGCTTTGTGATTCACCTTCTAATGAAATACCCTCAAACAGAAAGTAGGTATGTTTTTCATTATTGAACAAGTCTTTTGCAAGAAAAGCAATTATATTGTATCCTTCTGCATTCATTTCATAAATAGGCCCGATATCGGTAACAAGAAGAATGGTTGCGTCTTTGTTGGTAGGGTCCTTAAGGTACAAAAAGGTACCTGGATGGATATTGCTTGGTGATATATCAACCAAGGGATGAATATCTGTTCGCAATTCGGAGAAAAATTTGTCATTGAATAGTTCCCTTTCCGTTTTGGATTGAGAAGTACCGCCTCGTCTTTTGATTGTCTTGTTTCTCCTTCCCATACTTTTTATACTTCCATGACAAAATATGTCTCGTTTGAAAGGGGGTCATCTATCTGGCCATTCAGATATATATGGACGACTTTGTCATTTCCAATTTACGCGAATCCAAAAACGAATGGTGCTGCTATTTAGTCGATGTTCTAACCCCCCTCGTCGCACAAGGCGTGCGTTCCATCTTTCAAACCGCCTACAAAATGTGCCTCGACAAAAACGAAGTCTCCAAATATTTAATGACCTTCCAAAACCTACTCTCTCAAGTTGCCAAATGGAATGCCTTGACGATTGAGGAAGAGCGCAAACGCATCGTCGACCAAAGTGGTTGCAGTTATATTGAAGAGCTCATCGTGTGCGTTCACATCATCCACTTGAAAGTCATGACGCACATTCGTGTCGGCAACAAGCAAAAAAAGGTGGATATTTCCTTGCCGAAGTTGGACGATTTTGTGCACAAATGTTATGTCCATGTGGCCCGTCGTGTCTACAAGAATGTCTACCTCTTTGAAATGGGCTTGGATTCCTTGACCCAGCAAAAGTACAACAGGGAATTGGAGATGTTGGTACAAGAATCCGTCTTGGCCACAGTGCGTGATTCCATACCCAAGGAGCAAATCATCCGCGCATTCATGGACGAAACAGTGGAGCAGGAAGAGGAAATCATTGTCGATACTCCACCCCCTTCTTTGACACCTGGAGACAAAGTAGAAGTGTCTCCCAAGGCATCGGAGTTGGTCCAGACACAGCAAATGGAGGTGCCGCAGGTGGTCCCTTCGATTGAAAATGTGGACGACAAAGTGCCGACCACGCGCTTGACCTTTAACGATTTCGATTCCATGATGGGAACGGACAAGAAAGAAGAAACCAAATTCGCCCCCAAAGACATTGCGACCTTGGAACAAGCCTCGCTCGAAAAGGCACGCCAACGACAACAGGAAGAAGAAGAAAGCCGACTCAAGTTGTCGGATAGTTCCCTGTCCGTCGACGATTTGGGCATTCTAGACCTTTCCTTGGACGGTTCGAGCACCAGTGGTGGACCTGCCTTACAGGGAGGGTCCGTGAAAAAAGAAGAAGACTTGATGTCCCTGTTGGACATTCAAACGCTGTAATAAACACATTGCGAAACCAAATACAAACCACCCTGTAGGGCCTTTTTAAACATGTCTTACAGAGGGGGTTAGACATACATAAACCACCCTGTAGGGCCTTTTCAAACATGTCTTACAGAGGGTTAAATGGCAATAATTTAGTGGTTTATAGTAAATGGCAAGTAAAAAAGAGGTAAAAAAAGTCGGTCTTTGTTTGCCGGCCATGGTTTATTTTTTGGTGGGATTGGCGAACATTGGCGCGGACGTTGTGGGATTTGTCAACGAACATGTGAAAACAAACGAGCATTTTTTGCGTATTTGCATCAAAATTGTGGTGATATTTTTGGTGACCATTGGTTTGAATTTGCTTTGTGTGAATCGGTTGTTTTACTTGAGTTTGATTGCCACGGTTTTGTTAGTATTATATTTGTTGATAGATATGGCTCGCATTTTGTACCAGCAGCATGGACCGTCGCGTTTTTTGTCGCCGGTGCCGAGCAAAGTGGTTGCTGTGCCTACCACACCGAATCTGATTCGGTCGTTGAAGGATGGGTTATGGGTTGACCCGTATGATTTCATGGCGGCGCGAGTTCAACCAAATGAGAAAATCATTGGTTTGAGTTCGCGACAATAAAAAAATGTGATGTCTTGTTAAGATACTCTGAATGAGCAACAAAATAAATAGTAGGATGATACCGATGTATGCCAAATTCACGAAATTTTGTTTGCCGAGTTATGTATTGATTGCAGGTATTACCTTGTTGCTATTGTACGACGTGGTTTTAGGCAAACCGTTTTTGTTTTTCCTGTTGTATTTTGTCTTGACATATGCCTGGTGCTTGTTTCTCAATTTGTTGTGGAATACGGGTCACAAGACGGTTTCGTGGGTGCTCATTCTCTTTCCTTTCATACTCTTTCTTGGTTTTATTTGGCGGGATTTGACGGGTACGGATTTGGTGCAGACGATTCATGACGTCTCGGAATATCCGTTGACGCGTCTGATGGGATATTCCGATGTCATTGTCAAATAATTAGAAAGGGTTCCACTTTTTGCCAAGGAGTAGGCTGGTATGTCATTGCCCGTTTGGGAGGTAATATTACCCGTTTGGGAGGTACTGTTGCCTTGGGTATGTAGAGTTTGTGTCGAAGAACCAGGAAGGAGGACAAAGCGATGCAAGATGCCATACAAAGGGGATTTCTCATTTTGTTGTTGTCATTCATGTATACAGTCTTTAGTTCAATTTTGGCGAGGGCAAATATCTTTTTGTAATGTATAGTCATGTCCCATTCTACATTACAATTTTCACCCTATCACGCAGGGTCTACAGACTCTCATTCTACAAATGGCAATCATTTCTCAGCCGGTACTTCTTCGTTGGCGGCAAGTATGGTGGGCGGCAGAAAGAAGCCTTTGACCAAGAAGCAAAAAGCGGCGCTCAAACGTCATACACGCAAAGTTAAAGCCGCCTACAAGAAATTTTTGAAATTGGCACGCAAGAAAATTGTTGGTGGTGCAAACCTCCCTGTAACGCAAAGTACAACCCCCCCTGTAACGCAAAGTACAAACCCCCCTGTAACGCAAAGTACAAACCCCCCTGTAACCCCAGGTGTACCCCCCCCTGTAATGCAAGGTGCGGAACCAATTATAACGCCAATTGCGGGACAAATTTCAACGCCAGATGCACCAAATGATTCATCAATCTCTACTGCTAGCTCTAGTAATTCTGGTGTAACATCCACTGATGGTAAATATTTAGAAGACGAATTTGATGAAGCAGCAGACGATTTTGAACCAGCAAACCAACAAGCAAACCAACAAGCAAACCAACAAGCAAACCAACAAGGAGGAAGAAAGCGTCGCAAGTCGAGAGCCAAGTGGTAATCATTTGACAAAAAAGAGTTTGTTTGTTCCTTTTTGTCAAAAAAGAGTTTTTTTTATTTAACCAACGTCACTTTGACGCGTTCTTTAGGTGTCGGTACCGAGGCCCCTTGTTTCAGTCGCCAATCCGTCTTGACTTCACTCGACACTTCACAAAGCATATGTCGCTCAAATTCCTCTGGCGAGTGAAAAAACAGAACAATGGGTGATTGTCGACCTTTGTGGCCGGTGGCCCAGCATACTTTGAAAAACTGGTCTTCTGCGAGGGTACCCACCTTGGCTTTGGGCCAGTAAGCCCCGGTCACGGCATCGCGAATCCGGTAGTGTGGCGTAGTATTCGTCTCGTAGACGTGCACTACCACGGATGTCACTGGCCGACGACTGTTTTCGTACAAGTGTCGAAAGGCGGGGCCTATAGGGCACACCAATTTGATGGCGTCGTCCTCTTCAGTGCGCATATAAATGGCCTGTTTGCCTGGACTAATTTTAGGAAGAGGTTCAATGGATTCTTCTTCGTATTCCGAAGTGTACAAACTTCCTAACTCGTACTCTTCGTCCAATTCGGTTTCCATCGTTGACATTCTTTGTGTAAACATGTCGACAAAGCTTTACCCTGTTTCATCCAAACCACCCTGTAGGGTATTTTCCAAAACGGGTTTCCAAAAAGCCTTACAGAGGGTATGGATGTGTCGTATGAAAAAACAACAAACCACCCTGTAGGGTATTTTCCAAACGGATATTTCATATGTTGAAGGAGCTGGCTAGGCTAGGTAGTACGGGAACGCCATGTTGGAGGCACCAATACACACATTTGTTGATATTGACGCGTGTCAAGTGTTCGATGCGTGATTTCTTCGACGACTTGTTTTCCATGAGGGAAATGGTGGCATAAATGTTTTCGATTTGGTTCATACCGATGACGGTATTGGCTTCTTCCAACCGGTTCATGAAATACATGGGAATCTCCCCGGTCAAGAATCGTGTGCGTTCAGTGACGGGCGTTGTCACGGCCATCATATGTGCCAAGGTGGCCAAGAAGTAGGAATAAAAGGCGGAGGAATCGTCGTACAAGAAATTCATACAGACAATGTACCGCTCCGAATTGGCGTACCGGCTCGTTTGTGGCTTGGTCATGTAGACTTTGCTGTACATGGAAGACAACAAATAGAGGAGGTCGGTGGTGGCTTTGGAAAACGAATCAAACAATTTCAAGACAAAGACACCACCGCGTTTCTGCATACAAACGGCAAACGCAATTTGAGCAAACAAGAGGGGCAAAATTTTGTGCTCCTGTTTGTTGAAATCATCCGAGAAATCAAAGCCTCCGTCGGCCGTGATAAAATCCATGGACGACCCATATTTCTGCACACAATCAATAAAATTATGCACAGACAACAAATTGCCGGTTCCATCGGCGCCATATTCAATCGACACCTGCGGATGATTGCGCAAAAATACCTGCGACTTTTTCCACGACGGAATCATCTTGTCTGTGTCGTCTATCAATGTCATTCCCACATACAAATCCGAGATACTCCCTGCAGGGGCATGTAGATGCCGTTCTTTCACAAAGGCCTCGATGAAACCACCCGGCCCTTCGGCCAAATGAAATGTACGAATCGGAAGATGCGGATAACACATGTCCATCATCTTGAAATGCGAAATGATTTCCACCATTTTGAAATAACTGCGCGACAACGGACGGTAGGTTGACACCGAATTCTTCAAATGTGGCACCAGTGTGTGAATATATTCGTAGGGATTGGTGTATTCTTTGAAAATGTCCCACTCTTGGTCGAAATATTTGATTTTTTCTTTGATTTCATACAGATACTGCTGCAACGAATTGTTTCCGAATTCCACCGTTGTTGTTGTTGTTGTTGTTGTTGTTGTTGTTGTTTCCTGCTGTTGCAATGAATTATTGCTCGTATCCATGTAATGCAGCTTTTTGAACGTCGCGAAATGTGCGTGTGGCATCAAAAAAAAATTCATTACCCCTATCTTTTTACCTCGTTCTTTTCTACTATCAATACACTTTTAAACCTTTTCCTGTAAGACTTCTTCAAAATTGATTTAAAAAAGAAAATATGTTATAGTACCAATACCATGCCCCGAATCAACCAACTTTTGAAACAAGCGATGAATCCGGTTGCTTACCGCCCCTTTATTGAACGTGTCAAATACAATGTACCTTTTGGCTACCTTGATTCACAACGCGAATTCCGCGCCTTTGTCAATATTGATATCGACGAAGTTGGCGAATATGTCTACTACCAATACGGTAACAAATACTCCATTCCACAACGCATCGCCAAAGAAAAAAAAGTACCCATCGATGAATGGTTCGCCCACTTGTACTTTATCGACAAATATGGACGCGCCTACCCACTACATAACCTCTCTATCGAATGAAGGAACCTCCCTAACTAGAATCGCTCGGCCTTTGGCCTCGCGAGCGATGTATACACTTCTTTATGAAACCGTTTTGTCAACAGATTACAAAGGCCTTACAGGGTGGTTCAGGTAAGTCGATAAATATATTTTGAATATTTCACAAACACAATAATGCTTTCGAATATGATACTTTCGAGTATGATATTTGGAGCATTTTTTCATGTCACTAAACCCCTCCTGTAAGGCCTTTTCCAAACCCATTTTAACAATTTTTACATAAAAGTTGTTAAAAAATTAAAATAAAAAAAATCAAAAGAAGAAGGAAGAAAGAATCAATCTTTTGCTGATGCGCGTTTGATTTTGTATGTCGACCCAGCTGCATCATTATCTGTATGAATTTCCGGAAGCACCCTCGTCATCGGTTTGTCAATGACGACCAAGCCGGGTCCTTGCCAGTTGGTGAGCGCCCGGTATTCTTGTATTGACAAGGTGCCCAAGTATCGGTCCAAGACGTAGTACGGATGCGGTGCCGGACGGATGCCACGAGAATGCGGTGAGCCATACCATTTGTTCAAAAAGTGGAGCCGTTCAAATTTGGTGTGGTCGTCGATGTTTTCCTTGAATAGATACGACACAGCACAGGGCGGCGAACAGAAATGACCGTACACCAACAAAGTATCTGGCAATTCCTGCCTGGGAATATAACAGGGGTCGCCACTGAAATCATAAGTGCACCAGAAACAGGCACTGCGACGCGAAGCATCCACCTCATTCTTGTAAAACTTGATTTTCAAATCCTTGATTTTCGCATGCAACTCCTCCGTCGGCAAATCCCCCTTGACCAACTCCTTGACTTCACTCTTTTGCCCTAACAAATGTGTGCCACATTTTCTACACAACTCCGCGTATGCCGAATTGTCCGTCGCCTGTGGGTCCACTGTGCTTTCCATATCATTCGTATACAGCCCAAATGGAGTCTTGGACAACGTGTCCAAGGTCATAATTTCCGGCGGAACCGTCGGGTCATAACTCAATGGATGCGTCAACATTTTGTGGATGTTGGCTTGGTGGTCATCCAAGTCCTTCAGCGAACACTTCAGATGCAAAATCACATTGGGAACCAACTGGATGGGCTCCACTGGCTCCGGCTCCTTGACAATCATTTTCTTGCTACGTAGTTTGCGTGGCGCGGCCACAGATGGTGCTCCCTCTTCTGTCACTTCCTTTTTCTTGCCGCCCTTGGTACGTTTGACTTCCGACATATTGTTTGGCATCCATACTACCCGCCCTTTTATACCCATTCACTTCTTTTCATTGTTTGTATCCGTTTTTATCAGTCTATCTTTTTTTCTTGTTTAGTACAAACAGAATGTCCGAAAGTTCGTATCGTTTCGAATCGATAGATTTGTCGGAGTCTTTGTTGGACTCCATTGTCGACGCCACCTACGTCATCCACTTGACAGGCAACGGACGTGAAGAAACAATGCGCCAACAGTTGGCCAAGTATCCACCATCGAAACGTACCTATGTACTGCACAACAAGGGATACATGACAGGCGAAAAGGGCCCGCATGTCCAGTCGACGTCGGAAGACATTGTGCACGCGAATGTGCATATTTTCGAGCATGCCTTACAGGAAGGGTATGGAAATATTTTGGTGTTGGAAGACGACTTCTTTTTTGGCGAGGCCATTCGCAGTCCGGAAGTCGTACAAGACATTGTCGCCTTTTTGCACAAGTTGGGCAAGCAGCCCTACCTGTACTCTCTAGGTTGTCTGCCCTTTTTCGCTCTGCCTGCCGAACTGGACAAGGCCTTTTGCCGCCACTATTTCGGACCTTTTTTGGCCACCCATGCTTGCCTGTACTCGCCAGCCTACCGCGACGATGTCTTGCAACGGCGAAATAATTTGCGCCGTGTGGACTGGGAAATCGTCAATCCGACGTGTTTCTTTTATCACGAACCGCTGTGTTTCCAATTGTTTCCTGCCACTGAAAATCGGAAAAAATGGGGACAACAACTAATTCCCGCCATGTACTCCTTGGTGCAAGCGGGGGCCGACTGGTTTGTCCCTTTTTTCGCACTGGATACGTCCATCAAAGGCTACTATTTCCTCTACTTTTTGGCGAAATGGTGGATTCTCATTGTCCTCGTCGTCTACTTTGTCATGTCCTTTTTGTTCTCCACCTGTCTACACCTCGTCGAATCCGTCATGTTCTCCGTCTTTTCACCCCTCGCCTACCTTCTTCCCTCTTCCAATCACGTTCAAGTACAAGTCGCCACACCAACCACCACAAAACCACATACCATACCCCCTGTAAGGCCTTTCCTCGACCCGTCGAAACCCCTGTTGGACTATACCTCGGTCAAAGTCAACCTTCCCACCGAATGGCTGGACACAGTCCTACAAACCCTACAGGGGGATGATACAGGGCCATGGGACGAAGATTGCTTCCGAATCTAATCAAACAATGCCTTCTTTACTTTTTTTTGATTTTATTACCTTTTTTTCATTTTGTTTTATTTGAACAAATAGTGAGTAGATTCTGTTACCGAGGCAACTTCAGGAAACAGGTCATGGAAACGAGCAGGTGCGATGACTTCTTGTAGTTGTATGCATCCGCGGAATGCTGCATGTTCAATAATAATAACTGATTCGGGAATGACAATGGTTGTAAGTCTTCTGCAGTTACAGAATGCATATTCTCTAATAGTGGTAACCGAGTTAGGAATGGTAACGGATGTAAGACTTGTGCAGGCATAGAATGCATACTTTCCGATAGTAGTCACCGAATCATGAATGATGACTGTTTGAAGTCCTCTGCATACTTCGAACGCTGCTTTTCCTATAGTGGTAACCGATTCAGGAATGGTAATAGAAGTAAGTCCCGAGCAGCCATGGAATGCATACTTACCGATATCCGTCACTGAGTTAGGAATGGTAACAGATGACAGTCCAATGCATCCTTCAAAGGCAAAGTCTCCAATAGTGGTGACCGAGTTAGAAATGGTAACAGATGTCAGTTCAGTACATCCTTCGAATGCATACTTTTCAATTGTGGTCACCGAGTTGGGAATCGTGATGGATGTAATGTCTGTGCGTCCTCTGTATGAAGGAATGGTTATAGACATGGTTATAACGATTGTTTTGTTATTGCATTTAAAATAATTAAATGCAATCAATTTTATTATAAATATACAAAGTCGTTTAAGAGCGATGAATCCATGAATGATTATTATTTAGCTTCGTCCAATTTGGAATAAATCGAGGAAAATACAGAGGGATTTGATTGTTGTTGTGAAGAGGTCGTGTCTTTGTTTCGGTCATAACTCTGCGTCCATTCGCTGATGATAGGAAACGTACACGACAAATGTTTCTGCAAATACAACATTTCCGCCGACGTCTGATTTTCTTCGTTCAACACCTTGTGGTAATCCGAATAAAAATCCAACGTATCCATATCGTCCCGGTGCGATATCTTCATCTGCACCCGCGGGAAATCACCGTCGTTCAACGAACCAGAATGTACCAAATTGGCATCAAACAACAATGCATCCCCTGTAAGGCAGTGCACAGTCTGTGTTGTATCTGTCCAATTCATGTTGTCCTCCCGGTGCTGATGTGAGCCCGGAATGACATCCAAACAACGATTCATGTCCGTCAAATAAACAATCACCGTATAGGAAGGATGTTTTTGTTCACCATTGAATTGGTCGCCATTGTAGTCCCGATGACACGTATGGAAACGCGATTTCTTCAAATAAAACACATAGTCGTGAAACTGATACCCTGGTGGCAAAAAAGTCAAGACCTTGTCCGACAACGTCGAACCCGGCCGCGTCAAATACTCTTGCATCTGCAACGTTTCATCCCGCTCCATCAAACCACGCAATATACGCATGTCCTCCTCTGTCATGATACGCTGGAAACGCTGGATGCCATCTTTCTCCAAATCCCAATCCGTACGAGGCTTACCCCATTGTCGAACATGGAAAAAACGCATCACCAACGTCATACATAAATAGATGATGATGATAAAAAACAAAAAATACAGAAAAAAAAAGAAAGGTTTTAACACTACACACACAAACCATCCTGTCCTCCTTTCCGTCTTTGCCTTTTCCGTCTTTGCAATAGTATCTGCCATCATAGGCATCCTTATAGTAGCAATTGATATTATTCGTAACCCTTCTAATACTTGCTTCTTCAAAACGTCTTACAGGTGTAAGATATTTACGAATTGACTATCTACATACACAGGTGAAATAATAATAATAATAATATATATAATGAAATCATACAGAAAAAAAGAAAATAAAAAAAGGAAAATAACACAAAGAAGGAAAAACCGAATCTATAGACGGAAAGGAGGTAGTAACCCTCCTGATTTCGAGGGTTATTTTCCTCGTAACACTAACGGATTTATTGATATTCCTAATAAGCTAACAAGTAAAAATATAAAATGTAATGAGTTCAGTAAAAACCCAATAGTAATAATTCCCGAATCTGTGACGAGTATTGGAGAAAGTACCTTTTATAATTGCGACAGTATCATTGGGATTATTATGAGCGATTCCGTCACGAGTATAGGAAGTAGTGCATTCAAAGGTTGCACCAAACTCCTTTTTATCACGATTTCGAATTCCGTGAAAGTGATAGAAATGAGTGTCTTCGAAGATTGCACCAATCTGCTTTCCATTATGATTCCAGATTCCGTGACGACAATTAGACGTAATGCCTTTGCAGGTTGCACAAAACTCAGTTTAGTCGTGATTCCCAATTCCGTGACGACTATTGAACACGGAGCCTTTTCTAGATGCACAGGTATCAAGTTCGTCATTTCTCCCAAGAAACAGTTTCTTAAACGTATCTTTCCAGAAGTGAATATAACTGATGAACTTACACGTGAGATGGTAGATGAATGTAATTGGGTTGCTCCTGAAGGTAAATTCGTGATTCCGAAATCTGTGACGAGTATAGGAGAAAGAGCCTTTGCAGGAGAGCAAGGAAGGCAATTAATTTCCATCGAGATTCCGGATTCCGTGACGAGTATTGGAAACGCTGCCTTCTATAAATGCAGCAGACTGACATCCATCATGATTCCCGTTGGTGTGACGAGTATTGGGAATCATGCCTTCTCTAGTTGCACCAGTCTTGAAAATATCGTGATTCCGGATTCCGTGACGAGTATTGGAAAAAGTGCCTTCTCTGATTGCACCAGTCTCAGAAATATCGTGATTCCTGTTCGTGTACCGAGTATTGGAAATCATGCCTTCTCTGGTTGCACCAGTCTCAGAAATATCGTGATTCCCGATTCCGTGAAGAGTATTGGAAATTATGCCTTCTCTGGTTGCACCAGTCTTGAAAATATCGTGATTCCCGATTCCGTGGAGAGTATTGGAATTAGTGCCTTCTCTGGATGTACTGGACTGACATCGATAGTCATTCCTGGTTCTGTTACTAGTATTGGAGAGAGTGCCTTTGATGGTTGCAAAAACTTAACAGATGTCTCTGCTCCCGAAGAGTTTTATAATCGTTTTCCAGAATTCAATTCAATTCAATTCAATTCAAGACATTCTGTAAGTTCCACAGATGAACATGAACACGGCATTGAACTTATGAAAGTAAAGCAGCGGGACAAAGACAAAGCCTGAGTCTAGCACCAATGGGCCAACCCAGTATGGGTAAGTTTAGATAAAAAAAGAAATTCATTACCCCCTGTAAGGCATTCTCAAAACGTCTTACAGGTGTAAGATATTTACGAATTGACTATCTACATACACAGGTGAAATAATAATAATAATATATATAATGAAATCATACAGAAAAAAAGAAAATAAAAAAAGGAAAATAACACAAAGGAAAAAACGAATCTATAGACAGAAAGGAGGTCTATCCTATCCTATTACTTTTGTTAATGTTCCTGATAACGATTCTATAACGCTAACAAAAGAAAATATAAATTGTAAAAAAGAAGTGTTGTTTAATTTACCTCTTCCAGTAACAATTCCCAAATCAGTAACCAGTATAGGTGATAGTGCCTTTGAAAATTGCCCTAGAATCACTAACATAGCAATGTACGATTCCGTGACGAGCATAGGAAATAGGGCCTTTTATGGTTGCGGTGACCTCACTTATATCGCGATTTCGGATAACGTAACGAGCATAGGAGAAAGTGCCTTTGAAGGTTGCGTAAATCTCCTTTCCATCGTGATTCCCAATTCCGTTACAAGAATAAATCATAGGACCTTCGCAAAATGCCGAAGTCTCCGTTTTGTCGTGATTCCCGAATCCGTGAGATTTATTGGATATCAGGTCTTTGAAGATTGCGACAGTATCAAGGTCGTCATTTCTCCCAAGACACAGATTCTTAAACGTATCTTTCCAGAAAAGATTATAAAAGATGAACTTACACGGCAGATACTTGATAATTCTCATTGGGCTGTTCGTGATGAAAAATTCGTGATTCCGAATTCCGTGAGAATTATTGGAGAAAGTGCCTTTGAAAAACAGTCATTCATTTCCGTCGTGATTCCCGATTCCGTGATAAAAATTGGAAAAAAAGCCTTCTCTAGTTGCACCAGTCTCACTTCCATCATCATTCCCCAATCAGTGAAGAGTATTGGAGAAAATGCCTTTTCTCATTGCACCAGACTCACTTCCATCCGGATTGGGAATCGGGATACTTCCATTTCCACTCGGAATTCTTTTATTGAAGAGAAGGCCTTTTATGGTTGCACCACAGCCACAGAAATCGTGATTGGGAATTCTGTGGACAGTATTGGAGTTTCCGCCTTTGCTCAATGCACCAGAGTCACTGAAATCACGATTCCGGATTCCGTTACGAGTATTGGATTGTCTGCCTTCCGTAATTGCACAAGTCTCACTACCATTAATATTGATGGGGCTTCTTTGAAAAGTATCGGACATTTAGCCTTTTCATTTTGCAGAGGTCTGACTGAATTCGTCATTCCCAATTCCGTGAAGATTATTGGAACAAATGCCTTTGAAGGTTGCACAAGTCTCACTACCATGAATATTCCCAATTCCGTGGATAATATTGATTATTATGCATTTAAAAATTGCACCACACTTACTTCCATTGTCATTGGGAATTCTGTGACAAGTATTAAATATGCAACCTTTGAAGGTTGCTCACGTCTCACTTCCATCGAATTCAATAAACCATCTTCCATGACGAGTATTGAAAATGGTGCCTTCGAAGGTCTCACCAGTCTTATTTCCATTATCATTCCCGTTGGTGTGACGACAATTGGAGAAGAAGCCTTCAAAAATTGCACCAGTCTCACTTCCATCGTGATTCCCGATTCCGTCACCTATATTGGATACAATGCCTTTGAAGATTGCACCAGTCTCACTTCCATCATTATTCCTGATTCCGTGATTATTATTGCAGAAAATGCATTCGAAGGTTGCACAGGTCTCACTACCATGAAAATTCCCAATTCCGTGGAGATTATTGAACGTTATGCATTTAAAAATTGCACCAGACTCACTTCCATTGTCATTGGGAATTCTGTGACAAGTATTAAATATGCAACCTTTGAAGGTTGCTCACGTCTCACTTCCATCGAATTCAATAAACCATCTTCCATGACGAGTATTGGAAATGGTGCCTTCGAAGGTCTCACCAGTCTTATTTCCATTATCATTCCCGTTGGTGTGACGACAATTGGATACGAAGCCTTCAAAGATTGCACCAGTCTCACTTCCATCATTATTCCTGATTCCGTGACGTCTATTGGAGAAACTGCCTTTAATGGTTGCAGAAAGTTAATATATGTCTCTGCTCCCGAACGGATTTATAAAAAATTTCCAAAATTCAAAAGACATTCTGAAGGTTCTACATTACCGTATAATGAAGGCATGGAACTTGAAGACATGACAGGAAAATCAATAAAGCCGCAGGTCGAGGCCGAAGAAGTCCGGGATTGGACCAACCAAGAATGGTTGTTAAGTTTTAGAAAAAAAACCTCTGAAAAAAAAGACCTCTCTGTAACGTCTTCTCAAAACGTCTAACAGATGGGTATGAAATAGGTTATTATACTATGTACGACGCCATCATTGTTGGTGGTGGCATTTCTGGTCTTTATACCGCCTACAAACTTCGGAAACGACATCCTCACTGGCGTATGGCCTTGCTCGAATCCGCCGACCATTTGGGCGGACGTGCAGAAACCTCGATGTTTCATGGTGTCCGTATTTTGCATGGTGCCGGCATCGGTCGCCGCGGCTACGACCACTTGTTGTTGGGTTTGTGCCGGGACCTGGGCGTTGAAACACACGACTTTGTCTATGAAATGGGCTATACATCCGACATTCCTTACCCCGCCGACCTACAACAATTGGTACGCGATGTCAAACGGGGCTACGACCCTCTCGGTAAACACCGTGGCAAAACGTTCAAAGAAGTCGCCCTTGATGTCGTTGGACAGCAGCGATATGCATTGTGGCGCGTGTCGAATGGCTACACGGATTACGAGGAAGAAGACCCCGACGAAACGTTTAAAACCTTTCGATTCGATGACAGTGGCGCGGGCGACGGCTGGACCAAAGGCGTCTCCATTCCCTGGAAAGACGTCATTGATGCCATGGCTTCTTCCTTTGGCCAAAAACATATTCACCTTTCTGAACGCGTCACAAAAATCCTTCCGAATGAAGACGGTAGTGAATTCTTACTTTCAACAAAAAGAAAATCACACCAAGATTGGAATACACGACGTGTAGTGGTATCTACAGATATACGTGGGGTACGTGATTTGGTGCCGGGTGCCAACGCGGTTGAAAGTCCTTACAGGGGGGTTATGGCGCAGCCTTTTTTGCGTGTGTATGCTCATTTCACTGGTCCTTCTGTGGGATTGATGAAACGACTGGTGCCGCATACGACGGTGACGGCAACGCCGATGTACAAGATGATTCCAATCGATGCGGAGAAAGGGGTATATATGATTGCTTATACTGACAATGCGGGGGCGTTGTACTTTCGTAAACGACCTCTTCTGCTGCAAAATACCCATGCAGCGCACAAAGGGTGGTCCCGACTGTGTGAAAATGCATTGTTGGTGCCCAAGGGTTCACTTTGTATTGATGATATTTCGGTGCATTATTGGGAGGTGGGGACACATTATTTTCGCCCATTGGACAAGAAACGGTATTCAAACAGAAGGGCTTTCCTACAAAAGGTGCAACATCCGATGCATCATTTGTGGGTGGTGGGGGAGGGAATGTCACGAAACCAGGGGTGGACCGAAGGGGCACTGGAATCAGTGGAAGCTATTTTTCCGACTTTGTTAACGTCGACGAGATGACTTACGATTTTTCTTTCGAAAACTTTTCTTTGACTTTCGACGTCTGTAACCTCCCAGCATACCATGATATTTTGGAACAATAATATCATTATTCTTTGGAACCCCCTTTGAATTAATATCAAGAACATTTTCCGTGGGACTTTTCATTGTAATTGTACGTTGGACTAAATTTTGTGGAACTGTTATTCCCTCCATTTCATTTTCTATAGTTGAATCATAAATATCGGGGGTTTTAGCATCGAATGTGTACATTGATTTAAATTTTATTGAA